CAACGAGGGAAACGAGATAGGGCAGGTGTCCGCTATTATGGGACAACCTAAGGACTACGTGCGCCAACTATCACCCGAAGATATAACGAAGGTGATTGATGCGTTCAAATCAGTTATTGAGAATCCTGTAGCTGAACACAAGTATAAGTGGAATAAGTACGGTTTCGTTCCTGACATCAACAAGATTTCGTTTGGTGAATGGTTAGACCTTGAAAGCAACTGCAAGGACTTTCCCAAGAATCTTAATAAACTACTTTCAATCCTTTACCGACCTATCCACTCAGAGATTGGTTCAAAGTACAAAATTGAGCCTTACACCGCCGAACATTTAGGTAATGCGAAAGTGTTTGATGATATGCCTTTATCAATCGCAAATGGTGCGTTGGTTTTTTTTTCGAATATCGAAAACGAATTGTTGACTCGTTCCCTCGAGTATTTAGATACAACGATGATGAGGGAGATGGAGACAGCGATAGCGATGATGAGGGAAGCGGTGGAGCAACAAACGACTTAAGCGAACGTTACGGATGGTTTCACGTAATAGAGGAACTTGCGGATCGTGACGTTACCAAGTTCGATACTATCACCGAAACACAAGCCAGTACCATCTTCGCTCACCTATCGTACCGGATAGATTACTTTTCTTTTCAAAAACAACTCCTAAAAAAGTAGTTAAATGCGTCTTTGATATATATGGCAACAGCATCATCTCTATACACCTATAACGTAGTCGTCAGTAAGTTTCAGCAATTCGCTGAACAACACGCGTTAATCAGAAGGTTCACACATGGACAAATCGCGCAAGCGGACTTGGAAAAGGAAACGGAATACCCCTGGATGCACGTTACACCTACAGGTATAACTTTCGACAAAGGTCAACTGTCTTATACCTTCGATGTGTTCTTTGCTGACCTTCCTAGAGATAAGGATGAAAAAACCGAGTATCAAAAACAAGCAATTAGTGATTGCATATTGTTGGCTTCCGATTTCGTTAATATGTTGGAGTTAGGCGACTTCTTTGATGAATCGGTAGTGTTGACTACACCAATAAGTGGTTCGCCATTTGTAGAAGAGTTTAGCCACGTTTTGACAGGTGTTCAGTTATCCATTGAATTAGCGGTGGATTACTTGTGGGATGCGTGTGATATACCATACATTGGAGACTAATGGCAAAGAAGGTACAATACACAACCAATACACCAAGTTCAACCACTGACTATTTAGCGGCAGATAACACTTGGAAACCGATGACGGGCGGTTCGGGTGGTAGTGGTATTCCGCACGGATCAACAAGCGGAACTGACACTTATACCACAACCATAAGCGGTGTAACTTCATTGACTGATGGAGATGCGTTCTTGGTTCGGTTTGTGACTGGCAATACGACATCTTGCACGTTAAATATCAATTCACTCGGTGCTAAAACGTTATATAGAAACAACGATGGCGCGTTAATAGGTGGGGATATTATAAGCGGTGCTGAAATGCTGTGCGTTTATAATTCAACGACTAATGGATTTCAAGTTATTGGAACAGCACCAAACACGTTATTGTCATATGTAACAAATGCAGAATCTACAACCATAACCAAAGGACAGGCGGTATATGCATTTGGGGGTCAAGGAGACCGTCTTAAAGTTAAGTTGGCATATAATACAAGCGATGCAACTTCGGCACAAACAATAGGTATTGTATTAAGCACATCCATTGCGGCTAATCAAAAGGGGTTGATTATAATGCAAGGTCAAATTGATGGTCTTAATTTATTCCCTACTTCAACTTGGGCTGATGGTAACGCGGTGTACTTGGGTGCAACTGCGGGTTCATTTAGTCACACTAAACCATTAGCACCTAATCACTTAGTATATTTGGGGTTCGTGACCACCGCAAGTAATGGTTCAGCGGGTCGAATGTATGTTAGGGTTCAAAATGGTTACGAGATGGACGAACTGCATAACGTTAGCGCGGTGTCTCCTGCAAATAATGACATCTTAAAGTACAACACAAGCACTTTACTTTGGGAAACAAGTAACGCGTTATCTACTAAACAAGATACAATAACAGGCGCGGCAAGTACAATCACAAGTTCGAATCTTACTACCTATCGCGCTTTGGTTTCAGATGGTGGTGGTAAAGTAGCGGTAGCGGCTACAACATCAAATGAGATAGGCTATTTGAGTGGAGTAACAAGTAGCATTCAAACACAACTAAATAGTAAAGTAAGTACGGGTGGAGGTGCATCGAACTTTTTTGTTACTGGTTCTGCAACAGGTTTAGGCGCGGGTTTAACGCGTTATGGTAACGTAGCGGGATCAACTGCAGAATCTCAAGTAAGGTTGCCATTATCGAACGCTTGTTCAATTAGTGATTTGTATGTTAGGACAACCGCGACAATGAACGCAAGTGCATCTTTGGCGGTTACGCTGTTTAAGAACGGAAGTTCAACCGCTTTAACTTTAACCATCGCGGGGGGTTCGGTTGCAGGTACTTATTCGAACACAGCTAACTCAATTTCATTTGCTGCGGGTGACGGTTGGTCATTGGCATTTGTTAACGCGGGTAGCGCAACTTCTGCGGCAACTTCAGGACAATCAGTAAAGATAACGATATGAGGTATCAAATAATTGAAAAGGATGAGTTAACTATCATCCACGTGATTGAACAAAATATCTTTTTTGGCTACGATGATTCGGAAGATTACTTGGTATTTCGCGAAGGATTAGAAGTTAAAGGAATAGATGCCTTTGTTGACTTGTTGATAGAGGATAGTAACACAGCATTTACCAAATTCACCGCGTTCAATGGCTAGTTCACCGCTTAACGATTTAATTAATCAATTTGGTGCTGATGTTGTTGAGAAAGCAATGCAGAATCTCGGTGCATATCGTACCGTTAAAGGAAAGAAACGCAGGGCGGTTGCGAGTGATAACTTAAGAAAGTCATTAGGCTTTTATTACAACTCAAAGAAAGGACTTCTTGAATTCTTCGCCAAAGGTAAGCCTTCACAATATGCCGACTTTGTAGAACGTGGGGTAAATGGTACGCGTGGAAATGTAGGTTCACCTTATTCGTTTAAGAGTGGCGGAAGTGGTGGGCAGAAAGTTGATGGAATGGGTGTAATGCAAAAGGCTATTTACGATTGGATGTCGATAAAAGGAATTAAGCCACGTAACAAGAACGGAAGTTTCGCCACATTCAAAACTCCAGAAGCAAAAGAGAATGCAAAGAAATCAATGGCATTCAATATAATGCGTTCAATCCGTAGGCGTGGAATACAACCATTGTTCTATTGGCGCGATGCGGTTAACGAATTAGTTGACTTATACGAACCACAATTTGCAGATGCACTTGGTAAAGAAATAAAAATTGTAATTGAAGACAATTTACAAAAGAAAATAAAAGTATGATTTTAACTAATATAACAGGACTATCAGCGCAAGGATCAACCCAGTTTACAGGTCTTGCATATTCCAACAATGATGTAGCGGTGACAATGTCATCCGATAACGTAGCTGAAGATGGATTTAAATACGTGTTTAATGTTAGCGACTATATAACTGGCAATGAATACAAGTTCTACGTATCACCAAATGCCGCGTTAAATGGTGTGTTTAATTTAAAGACAATATTCAATCAGTTAGTTCCCACACCAATGGTGTATAATACAACAGATATATTGATGCATATTAGCGCACCTCTTAACTCAGATGCGTTAAACGTGAATCGTTTTAGGGTTCAATGTTTTGAAGGTTGGAATATCGCGGGTGTATTTACCGAGGATGAAACCGATACGGTGCAATACGATTTAATGGTTGTCTATGGTAGCGGTAAGCAGAACTTTATTGTAATGGGTACCAACGACACGAAGCCATTAGCATTATCCCAAGCCTACGACAACACATTAGGCTTTAATGATGGGTTGGTATCTCAAGCAATTAACCTTCCATCTAACCTTCAAAATCCACTTGTAAACTGGCAAAAGATTTCACGTTCTAATGTAGCAGGGCAAGAAGATAGCGCGTATAGGATTCTTTCGTTTATTGCTGACGATGGAACGTTTATAAATACAAACTATCCAACCTTATCAATTACCGATTTTGAAATTGATTTGTACGATGAAAGTGGAACAACTATCGCAAGTTTTGACATTCCATTTACGTTGGGTGCTGGGGCGTTGTATCATTTGCCAACGGGATTAAAGAACCTTGTTAATGGTGGTTACATTGACCAAACAACAGCAAACAATACGGTCTTTTGGGTTATTGCAGGTGTGGGTGAAGATGGTGATTTAACCGCGCGTTATGGATACTACATTGAAAGTGATTGCAAGTATAATCCAGTTCACTTGTATTGGCTTAATCAAATGGGTGGTTGGGATAGTTACTCCTTCATTAAGAAAAACGAAAGGTCTATTGAGGTAGAAAAGAAACGATACAAGCAATATTTAGGTGACTACAATAATGCGACAACTGACAATCCATTTAGCACAGAGGCATTCTCACGTTCACTAACCGAAAGAGAACCTATCGTTAAAACCTTTTTGAACTTAAATTCAAATTGGCTTACCGAAAGTGAGTTCAAGTATATGCGTGATTTATTCCGTTCTAAATCCGTGTGGATGGTTGACGATAACGTGGATGGTTACTCGGTTGTTCCTGTTGTAGTTGAGGATAATAACTACCTAATGCGTAGGGAGAGAAACTCACGCAAGTATAACCAAACGTTGCGCCTACAAATTGCCAACGACAACGAGACATTGAACATTGAGAATACACCTTTCCCGATTCCTGCTCCTGTAGCTTGTAGTTATTACACCACATTCGGTTTAATTACAAGTTCATCTCCGTTGTCATTGGGTGCAAACTTTGGTAATGCTGCAAACATCGTAGTAACTAATTCATCAAGTGGTCGTTATATTTTGATTAGTGTTCTAAATGCGTTGTCCGAAACACCAACACCAGGTGAAACATACTACGTGCGTGTAGATTATACGTTTAATTGTCCATCGAACTTTGTTAGCGCAGGAAGGATTGCACTTGGTGACCAACTTACAGGAGGTGGAACTACCACAAGTTTAAATGGATTGCAAACGTTTGGAACTCCAATAATTGCGACAGGTGTTTGGGGTACTCATACCACCACAGGAACAAACTACTTTAGATTGACACTTCCGACTTGGTCGGGCGGTGCTACGGTTAGCGGTAATATTTATGTAACGGTTGGTTTTGGTAATTGTCCCTAATAACAACAAATGGAAACAGCACTTATAATATATTCACAAGGCGACAATGTACCTACGTTGGTCGACCTTTACGAAAACGAGACGATTGCACTACAGTTCAACTTTAGTGACATCAAAGATTTAAAGCCACGTGGATCGTACTCGCGTACCTTTCGCATTCCTGCAACGCAAACCAATGGTAAGATATTTGGGTTCATTCAAGAAAACACTTACCAATTTGCATCGTTCAATCCAAAGCGAAAACTGAATGCGATTATCACGGTTGACACTATACCTATCCTAGAAGGTAATTGCCAATTCAAGGCTTGTTATACTTCCAATGGTGAGGTGAGTGAGTATGAAATTGTATTCTTTGGCAACGTGGTCGACTTCTTTAAGAATATTGCGGACAATGATTTTAAAGGTTATATTTCAACACAACTACAAACGGACTACAATTACGTTGTAGAATATGACAACATAGCAACCTTCAACTCGGAAACGGATATTTACTTAAGCTTAACCGATAGAGGTCAAAATTGGGTTGGTAATGTGGATGATGCTAATTCACGTTGTATCAATTCAACCAATAAAAATGTTGTAGCGAAAGCGGGTGAGTTAACTCCATTCGTTTCGGCTCGGTATATATTCAATAAGATTATTGGGTTAAGTGGTTTTGAACTTGGAGACAACTCGAGTACACTAACTAGTGAACTTGACTTTATGTACATTCCGTGGACGAGCGAATCGGGACAAATACAACAAGGTGGTGGTAATCCCGAGACTGCAAAATTTAAAGTTGAAGGTTATACACCTGATGAAACTTTTGTAGTTGGTGACTTTGCCAATGAAACAATCAATGGTTACACGAACTCGGTTTATCATTTGCCAACGTTAACCGATGTAACAAATCCAGGAAGTAATATAACTGCAAATGTTTACACCGCGCCATTTAATGGAAACTACAAATTTGATATTTACCTAACCGCACAAGTTGACACAAATACCAACACAACAATTGGTATTAGATACATAAAGACTGACTTACTCGGTAACAAGACATTTGTTAACGCGGTTGGTAATCTTTCCTTTTTTGAGTTTAGTAATGATGGTAATGATGTCTTTTATACAAACTCGGATAGATTCGCAGGTAATCAAACACCTAATATATTTCTTGAAGCAGGTGAAACAATTGAGCCTGTATTAGTTCAAGCAGAACCATTCAATACATCTTGGACATCATTCACAGGAACTTTCACTCTAAAAAGTGTTGTATTTCAAAGCAACGAAATAACAAAACCATTGTATGGAAACATCATTGATTGGTCAGCAAATGCGCCAATTATGAAGTGTAGCGAGTTTATGGATTCGCTTTTCAAAATGTATAACTTGGTAGTGATTCCTAACAAGGTCAACCAAAAAGAAATAGACTTTGTACCATTCACCGAGTATATCAGTCAAGGAGTTTCCAAAGATTGGACACCATTACTTGACATCAGTAAAGACATCACACTAACCGCTACAACCGATTACCAAGCTAGAAAGAATACGTGGACATATAAGTCAAGTTCCGACCTATTTAACAACTTGTATAATACGCAAGGAGACCGCGTGTATGGCAGGTTGGAATTAGTAGATCCGCAAAACGACTTCGCAACGGATGAACAAAAAATTGAGTTGTATTTCGGTTCAACTCCTATCGTTCCTATTAAGGCTACATCATACGCGATTCCTAAATTCGTAAACGACCAGTATCAATACAGCGCACCTAACCCGCGAATACTTTACAAGACAGGCGAAACGATGAACTTCAACGTATACAATGATAGCACGAATGGAGTTAACGTAGTAACCGCTTATATGTTTAGTCATTACTCGGACTTCTTACCCGATATTACTTCACGCGATTTGAACTTTGGACAGGAGACACCACTTTGTGAGGTGAGTTCAATTCCATATAAGACATTATACGCACGTTATTGGAACGAATATATCGAGAACATTTACGCACCTGATGCGAGAGTATTAGAGGCTTTCTTTTCGCTTGAATTTGCAGACATTTATAACTTCAACTTTAACGATAAGATATTCATTAAAGATTCTTATTGGCGAATCCTGTCAATTAGTGACTACGTTGTAGGTACTCAAGACACGGTAAAGGTTACATTGATTAAACAAGTGACTGCAACTCCAGATTGTCTTTTAACACCATCATCAATTACAGCACTTGGTGCTGTTGCTTTCGTAGATTCCGATGGAAATCCTGCGGATGCTACACAAGTTTGTTGTGAGGTCTACAATTATAATTGGATAGATGGCGGATGTTATGCATTTAGTCGCGATTCCGATGGAAGCGGTAAACCAAAGAGCGCACAATTAACAACTGAAAAAACTTTAGCCAATCCACCAATAGAGAAATCGGGGTTAGTTGTAACGGATAACAACTTTGTTGGTTCGGGTAATGACAATTCAATAGTAATTGGAAGCGGTAATAGATTGGATAGCGGATTAGATTCCGTCTTTGTCATTGGTTACAACTCCAACGTATTAAACGGAGGTGCTACAATCGGTAGCGGTGGTGCGTATGTTGGTGAAATGCAAAATGGATTGATTCCTGTTTGGGGAAAAGGTGACTTTACCAACGATACGACATCGATTACTTTGGCTGCTTATGGTTCAACTTACATCAATATGCCAGATAACTCGGTTTGGTTGGTTAAATTGCGTTTAATGGTTGGTCAAGTTGGTGCGGTAATAGATGCATCAGTAAGCGGTGAATATAACTTACACATTGTCCAAAGTGGCGGTGTATTATCACTTAAGAATGTAACGACAATAGACGAAACACCTATTGACATAGATGGCAACTTTGTTATTGACCTGGATGTGGTCGGTAGTACCTTTGCAATACTTGTCTTATTGGACAACGCAACATCTTATCCGTACAATTCAATAAACATTAGCGGTCAATTAACTTACACACAATATCACTATGAATAACCCACACGATACATTTAAAAACATCAAGGAAATGTTGAAGCACGGAATAGGCAAAGACCTACCGAGCAAAGAAAATAAGTTACCAAATTGGTTAACAAAGTCCATAAATTTCATCGTTTCTGCGTCTTTAATTATAGGCATTATTTACCTCATTAAAATGTTATTCTAATGGCTACACAAAAGACAGTTGTTGAAATTGATATACAAGGAACGGAACGCGTTGAATCGATGCGTACTCAAATGCGTAGGTTACGCGAAGAGTTAGCTCGATTGCCAGAAGGTACTGCGGAATTTCAAAAAGTTCAAAGAGAGTTAGGTGCATTAAATGACAAAATGGGCGACTTGGGTAAGTCGGTCAATACGTTAGCAGGTGATCCGTTAGAAAGATTGAACAACTCCTTCGGGATGATTGGTAGTTCTATACTATCACTCGATTTCGGTGCGGCTCAAACAGGATTGCAAGGTGTCACATCAGCAATCAAAGATTTCAAGTTTGGCGACCTTTCCAATGCGGCAAAAGGCTTTGGTAAAACAATGCTAGATTTGGGTAAGGCTTTACTTACAAATCCAATCTTTTTGATTGGTGGAATCATTGCTTTAATTGTTGCGAACTTTGAGGAACTCACAAAGGCAGGTGGATTAGTTGGTAAAATGTTTGGTTTTCTGAAAACAACCATTGATTCCGTTACACAGGGATTAGTTGACTTTATGGACTGGATAGGGTTAACCGATTCCAAAGCCGAAGAAAGAGCCGAGAATGAAAAAAAACGAGCAGAGGAAGCCAAGAAGTTGGAGGATGAAAAGGTCAAGAAACAAAAAGAAGCAGAAGCGGAAAAAGAAAAGTTAGCGAAAGAAGCCGCAAAGAAAGAAGCGGAAAGAATGCAGAAGATTCGCGACGACCAAAAGTCGTTAACCGAGTTTTTAAAGGCAGAAGAAGAAAAGAGATACCAAGACACTTTAGCGAATGATGATAAGTTAGTTAGACAGGCGCAACTTCAGTACGAAGAAAAAAAGAGATTAGCACACGGAAACGCACAACTACTTAAGCAATTAGAAGAAGAGTATCAGAAGCAGGTTGCTGAAATTCGTGATAAGGAAACTTTGCAAATTAAAGGTCGTGATGCGGTAAAATTACAATCTGCAATTACTACTTCTGAAGGAATTATTTTTGCCATTAGTCAAGAGCAAAGAAATAGCCTTGAAGCAAGTCAAAAGAAGCAAGAAGCGGAAGCGGCATTTCAACAATCACGTATTCAAATAGCGCAAGATTCATTAACTATTTTAGAAAATCTAAATAGCGCGTTAGTTGATAGTGGTATAGTCAATGCAAAGAAAGGATTTCAAATTGCTAAAACTTTGGGTATTGCACAGGCTACAATATCAACTATTGAAGCCACTCAAAACGCATTTAATACCGCATCGGCAAACCCAATTACAACCGTGTTTCCTGCTTACCCATTTATACAAGCAGGTGTCGCTGCATCTGCAGGTATAGCACGTATTGCCTCAATTCGCGCACAACAATTCAACGGAGGTGGTAATGTTCCCAAGCCAACCGCAAACGGTGGTGGAAGTGGTGGCGGTACTGCTTCCGCCCCTGCGGTGGATTTATCGTTTTTAAATCAAGGTAGTAATAAATCACAACCTATACAAACTTACGTATTAGCAACGAATGTTAGTTCAGCGCAAGAAGCGGAACAAAAAATAAAAGACCAATCAAAAATAATAAAGTAAAAATGGAAGAAGTAAAAGTAATCGAATACACTATTGACGATAGTGGTTATCTTGGAGTTAACGCAATCTCATTAGTTGAGAATCCTGCAATCGAAGTTGACTTTGTAGCATTGTCAAAAACGCAAGTTAAACAAGCGGCAATCGAAGAGGGTGAACGCAAGATGTTGTACGGTGCGGTGATGATTCCCGACCAACTTATTTACCGCGTAAATGGTGCGGGTGAGGCATATTATTGCAAGTATTCAAAGGACACAATTAACAAGATTGCACAAGAGTATCTTAAACGCAATATGCACCATAATAGCAACCTTGAGCATCAAGTGCCTGTTGCTGGTTGTGTTGTGGTTGAGTCGTGGATCAAAGAAGGCGAACACGACAAAAGCCAAAACTTTGGTTTCTCCTTTCCCGATGGTACTTGGTGTATTGGTATGAAAGTAGATAACGATGAGGTGTGGCAAGACATCAAACAAGGTAGCGTTAAAGGGTTTTCTTTGGAAGGTTTCTTTACCGAAATGAGTGAAGAGTATTTAGCAGAGCAGGAAATCGAAAAGATAATGAAGGCACTTAATGATGAGTTAAGCGCGTTGTAATAGATTACACCTGTGCAGGTGTATTGTTTACCCGACAAACAAAGAAGCCCCTCGTTAGGGGCTTTCTTCGTTGAACTTAAAAACAATTAGAAAAATGAACAAACATTACCCGAATGGGATGACACAAAAGTAAAAACAAATTCAAGAAAATGCGTCTATTAATC